TACTATACGAACCAGTTGATTCTGATGATGACACTCCAGATGTAAAAGGAGCAGCAAGTAATTTAAAAACTACTCACGTTGCAGCAGTTACAACTGGTACTGATTACATCGCAGCAAATTAATTTATAAAAAATACCTGGGGAGGTAAACTAAAATGGAAAGTAAAGAAAAAGAATTAACTAATGAGCAAAAATATTTTCAAAGTCAAATAGAAGATTTAAAACAAAAAGAACAAGCTTTAAATTTTCAATTAGATCAAGTAAGAGCAAGTTTATTAGTATTTAATAATTCATTTACTCAGTCTACTAAAGATGTAGCTGAAGAAATATTAAAAGAAGAAAAATCTGAAGATAATAAAAAAGGAGAAAAATAATGGATATGTTAGTTAATTTAGTAAATTGGGTTACTTTAATTGTTACTGTTTCATCATTAATAGCAGCAACAACATCAACACCTAAAGATGATGTTTGGGTTAGCAAAATATATAAGTTTATTGATATGCTTGCTTTAAATATTGGAAAAGCAAAAGAAACACCACCAAAAAAGTAATGGCAACTGTAAAAGACGCTTTAAGTGCAATAGAGTCCCATGAAAGAGAATGTAAGGCTTTGTATAAAAGTATTGATAAAAGATTAGAAGATGGCTCTAAACGCTTTGATAGATTAGAAAATATGATCTGGGCAGTTTATCCATTTATAGTAGGTGCTGTAATTTTAACAAGATTTATTTAATGAGCAGACAGAAAAAATCAACAGTTAATAAAGCTGGAAATTATACTAAACCAGGTATGCGTAAACGTATATTTAATAGAATAAAAGCTGGTAGTAAAGGTGGTAGACCTGGGCAATGGTCTGCTCGTAAAGCACAAATGGTAGCTAAAGCTTATAAAAAAGCTGGTGGTGGATATAAATAATGTCTTATTTAATAAGCAATATACCGCATTTTAAATGTTGGGTTAGAAAAGAATTTACTACTAATCATCAGCATGGACATGGAGAATACTTACACGCATTAGCAATAGCTGTTAATACTATTCCAGATAGATCATTAAGTTTTCAAGTAGTTTTTACTGGGTGTGAAGCAGAAGATGATGAATCTAATATACATGGCGGTGCAATGTGGGCAAGGATGCCAATACAAGCTCTTGTAGCAGATATACCTGTTGCAGAGTGGGCAGAACCTATGGAAGATCATTTAGCTCAACCTTGGGACTGTGAGGCTAGAAATCATTCTGTGGTTGTTATGGATAGAGTTAGCTCTAGTCCTTGGATATGTAAAATTAATAATAAATTTTATCAAGGCAAATATTTATTTACAGTTGATTACACAGGAAACTCAATAGCTGATTGTCCTGCACAACATAAACAATCTCATGTTATATATATTACTGAAGACTGCGAATGGAAAGGTAACATAGTTGCACTTCCAAATAATAGAGTAAGAGCTACTAGTCCTGCTTTGTGGGTTACAGGTGAAGGTCCACCAGATTTTGCACCATCTCAACACATCCACTCAGCAGAAGGTCATGAAAGTTATCTTGACCCATTAACAACATTTAATAATTTATATAGTGAACAATTAGAGGAAGAATAATGCCATTAAAAAAATCTCAAAGATCATTAAAAAATTGGGGTAAACAAAAATGGCGTACTTCAGATGGAAAACCAAGCAAAGGAAAAAAAAGATATTTACCTGATAAAGCATGGAAATCTTTAACAAAAAGTGAAAAAGCTGCAACCAATAGAGCTAAAGCAAAAGGTAATAAAGCTGGTAAACAATTTGTAAAACAACCAAAAAAAATAGCAAAAAAAACAAGGAGTTATAGATAATGAATGAAGAAAGATTTAGTGGAGATATGAGTCGTAATGAAGTTGAAATAGACCTTAATAAATTTATGGAACTCGTTACAGAAAATAGTAATTTAAAAGCACAAATTACAGAAATGAAAGCAAATAGAGAACCAGATAATCCATGGCAAAAGTGGATATTTCTATCTAATATGATAGATGCCTGGAGAATATTTCCTAGAGCTTTCTTGGGTGTATATATGTATTTACTATACTATACAACCTTTTGGTTTATGGCTTTACCTGAACCATCATTTGAACAGTCAGGTTTAATTAGTATTGTAGTAGGTGCAGGAGCTGCTTGGTTTGGACTATATGCAGGAACATCCAAAAATAAAATTAATAGTCAGTAATTAATGAGCGAAGTCTTTGGTTTAATAGCTGAAGTAGGTTTTCCTATAGCTATGGCTATGATTGGTGGCTTCTTTATATTTCTTACCATTAAATACATACTTGAATCTGTTGTTGGTCAAGTAAATTCTATTCATGGAATTGTGTCATCTCTTAATAATAGAGTTAAAACCATGAATCACGATATGATAAGAATAGATGCAACTATGTGTGTTGTATTAGGCATACGCCCTGATCTTAATAGAATAGCTAGAGCTGACGGTAAAGAAGACGCTAGAAGAGATTAATGAATATTGCTCAAGCTATATCAGAATATGGCTTTCCTATAGTAGCTACTGTTGGATTACTTTATATGATTTATTTTATATGGGGTTTTATTACTAACAATATTAAGAAAAAATTATCTGAAGCTTCTATAACGCTTATAGCTTTAATTGACAGAATTAGGGTTTTAGATAATGATATTATAAGACTTCAACAAAAGCTGGATACGGTTATTGAGTTAAGAGATAACCAGGAGAAAGAAAATGCCAAAGAAAGTTCTAAGCAAGAAAGATAGAGAAGACCAAGATTTTTTAATTAAAATAATTATTGTTATAGGATTAATATTAATAGCAGGAGTTATTAGTGTAAATGTTCAAGCAGATCAAATAACTCACAAATTTAAGTCACCATCATTTAATGGTGTAAATACATCTAGCCATTATTTAACTATTGAGAATCAAGAGTTTAATAGACGGCAAACAATTAAAGATGAGCTAAAAGCCGCCATAGAAGAAGCTGAAAGAGACAAAGAAAACTCTACAGTTCAGAGGTTTATCAGAAATTTTGAAAGCAGGGTGTATGCAGAACTAAGCAGACAGCTTATTGCCAACCTATTTGGTGAAACACCATCTGACTCTGGAGTTATATCTTTAGAAGGGAATACAATAGAATACAGTACAGATGGAGATTTTTTAACATTGAGGATAACAGAAGCAGATGGTACAGTCACAGTTATTACGATTCCTATTGGTAGCTTTACTTTCTAGTTGTTCTATCTTTGATCAGTATGAAGATACATACGAGCAAAGATTTAAAGCACATGATGTAGTACGAATAGACGAGTTACAGTCTAAATACTTATTAAATGTTACACCTCCAACAATTAAACCAGTTGTTGCTGTATACCCTACATCATTTACAGATCAAACAGGACAAAGAAAAAGTAATAGTGAGTTTGCTTTATTTTCTACAGCAGTTACACAAGCACCACATACTTTATTAATTAGAGCACTTAAACATGCAAGTAATGGTGAATTTTTTAGAGTTGTAGAAAGAATTGGTTTAGATAATTTAACTAAAGAACGTCAGTTAATAAGATCAGCTAGAGAACAATTTGCAACAGATGAAGAAAAAAAGAAACAACTTGCTCCTTTATTATTTGCAGGAGTATTGTTAGAAGGTGCTGTTATTGCTTATGACAGTAATTTAACTACTGGTGGTATGGGTGCTAGATATTTAGGAATAGGTACAAGTATTCAATATAGAGAAGATAATATAACAGTTAGTCTTCGCATGGTATCAGTGTCAACAGGTGAAATACTTATAGAAGTATTAAGCCAAAAAACCATATTTAGTTATGGTAAGTCAGAAGATGTTTTTAGATTTATTGAAATGGGTACTGAGCTAGTAGAAATTGAGCTTGGTAATTCACGAAATGAATCAACAACTATTGCACTTATGAAAGCAATAGAAGGAGCGGTATTAGAACTTATTACTATCGGTTACGATAGGGGATTTTGGAAATATGAAGAACTTAAAATTAACAAGCCTAATTGTGATGATGATTGCATCGCCACTTTACGCGGCTGATAACGAAATATATTTAGATCAAAGCGGTACTACACTTAATTTAGACATTGAGCAGTTAGGTATATCAAACATTATTGGTGGACTGAATTCAACAGCAGGTAGTGTCAATGCTTTTGATATTGATGGTACAAGTATGACTATTGATATTAATATGATTGGAAACACTAACAAGTTTCTTGGTGATATATGGGCAGATAGCTTTACGGCACTTTATAACTTTACTGGTAACAGTAATACTTTTACTATTCAAGTTGACCCTTCTAATACTTTTGGTGCTGACTCTTCTAATCAAAATATAGCTGTTACTGGCTCTAGCAATACTTTTACTCTAAACCAAGGCACAACTGCTTTAGCAGCTACTTTAGATTTAGACTGGATTATCCAGGGTTCTAACAATACAGTTGTATCTAATATTAATATTGATGGTGCTACAAACTATATGGATATAGATGGTAGTGATAATACAGTTAATTATACTGGTACAGGTGTTTCAGCATCAGCAGGAGGTTACTTTTGGTTAGATCATACAGGTGGACAAAGAACATTCAACATACAACAGTTAAGCACACAAGATAATGACTGGCTTAAAGTTATTAGTATTGGTGGCAATGCTGCTTCCACAGTTTGTATTATCCAAAACGACCAAGGAACAAGCACTAGCTGCTAATATTGGTGGGATATCTGAACTTAATGGTTCAGCACAGATTGTAAGAGATGAGCCATTTATTGCAGAGGTAGATTTTGCAATTCAAAGCAACGATGAAGCTGTTACTACTAATGGTCGTATGGCTATTACTTTTTTAGATGATAGTAAAGTAAGTTTGACAGAACATTCACAATTAATAATAGACGAGTATATATTTGATCCTGATCCTTCTAAATCAAAAATGGCTTTAACTTTTGGATTAGGTACTGCTAGATTTATTACAGGAAACTTAGGAAGAATAGATAAACAAAATATATCCCTTAAAACTCCTACAGCTAACATAGCTATAAGAGGCACAGACTTTACAGCTACAGTAGATGAGTTAGGTAGATCATTAATAATACTTTTACCAGACGCTCTAGGACTTTCTAGCGGTGAAATAGAAGTTATTACTGCTATGGGTAGCGTATTACTTAATAAACCTTATGAAGCTACAACAGTAAGTGTATTTGAATCTCAACCAAGTAAACCAGTTATATTAGATTTAACTTTAGATATTATAGATAACATGCTTATTGTTACACCTCCTAAAAAAGAAATAAGTCTTACAGAAGAAGTATCACAAAATGCTAAAGCTAATATATTAGATTTTAATGACCTAGATGTAGATTATTTAGATCAAGATTTTTTTGCTGAAGACGAGTTAGAATTTACTGAATTAGATATTAATTATTTAGATGTAAACTTTCTTGAAGATTTATTAGATATATTAGATTCTTTAGCTATAAGTGAAGATGAAGAAATATTAGCAGATGCAGGAAGAATTAATTTAACAGGAACTAAATTTGGACAAGACTCCGAAACGCAAATAACTACATTAATTGCAGGTGATGTTATAAGTGTTAGAAGAAAAGTTAATGATTCTATTAGATTAGATTTAAGTGGTAGCGGTTCTTATACCTTAATCTTAATACAAGATGGAGTAAGTAATGTTGTTAAGATTAATGGTGGCGGTGACTCTAATATAACTATAACGCAAAGTGAATAAGTTATTATTGCCTATACTTATAATACTAAGTTTGCCTTTAATATTTCAAAGCACACCAACAGAAATAATAAAACTTAAAACTTTTGATGCTTTAGTAACAATACCAGAACCATCTGGTAACTTTGTCATACTTAATATAACCGAAGAAGATGTAGAACGTGAAGGTGGTTATCCATTACCAAGACAAAGATTAGCAGAAATACAAATTGAGTTGTTAGAAAAAGGAGCTATTGGTGTAGGTTGGGTTATATCATTTCCACAAGCAGATAGAATGGGTGGTGACGAAGCCTTTGCTACAACATTAAGTTATGCACCATCTGTTATTGCTATGTTTGAAGATGGTAAAGGTAACTATCCTAAATTTACAGGTACAGTTGTCAAAGGTAATGATATTGGTGGTATAGTATCTAAGGGAGTTAAGGAAAACCTGAACACTCTATCAATAAATACATTACAGGGTTTAGCCATTGCTCCCACTGAAGTTGATCAACTTGTAAGACGAATACCACTATTAGTACGAACACCAAACAATGAATGGATTCCTTCTTTTGGCACACAAATATATAAAGCTTTATTTGGTGTAAAGACTTACATTATAAAAACTAATGATAATGGTATAGAAGAAATATCAATAAGAGGAATACCACCAGTTAAAACAGATAGTCTTGGTCGTAAGTGGATTAGTTGGGTAAATACACCACAAACTAATTTACAAGAAATGGATGTAACTGGTAGATTTGTTTTTGTTGGAGTAACAGCTAATGGTGTAATGCCACAGATTGCAACTCCAGTTGGATTATTAGAACCTCATAAAATACAAACTGCATTAGCAGAATCTATATTAATTCAAGACTCTCCAACAGTACCAGATTGGAGTTTAGCAGTAGAAATTGCTATTTTTACTTTATTTGTAGCTCTGACATGGCTTGTATTGCATTGGTTTGGTATAACCCTAGGAATAAGTATAGCTAGTATTTTAATGCTTTCTACGGCTTTAGGTGGTTATTACTTTATACAAAAAGGTTTATTAATAGATGTAACTTGGACTTTAATATCACAGTTTATAACAGCATCAATAGCTTTTTATTTAAGATTTCGAGAACAATATAAGTTAAGACAACAAATTAAGAAACAATTTGGTAAATATCTTGATCCAAGAATGGTTAAAAAGTTACAAAATAATCCAGAACTTTGCAAAGTAAATGGTAATAGAGTTGATTGCAGTATTATATTTACAGACCTTAGAGGATTTACTAGTTTATCTGAATCAGTAGAACCTGAAATGGTTACATACATTATGAACAATGTACTAGATGTTCAGGTAAAAGCAGCTAATAAATATTTTGGATGTACTGATAAATTTATTGGCGATGCTGGTATGTTTCATTGGAATACAATAATTCCACAAGATGATCACCACAACCTAGCATTAGAAGCAGCTAAAGAAATAGAAAAGAATATTGACCAGTTAAATATTAAATTTAAAGAAGAAGGCATACCTGAAATAGCTATTGGTATTGGAGTAAACAGCGGTATATGTATTGCTGGTAACTTTGGAGCTACTGATAGATTTGCATTTTCTCTTATAGGCGATCCATGTAATATTGCTGCAAGATTAGAATCAAGTACAAAAGTCGCAGGAGTAGGAACATTAATAGGCGAAGAAACTGCCAAAAAGTCTAAATTTAAGTTAAAATTATTAGAACCAATAGAGGTTAAAGGCAAGTCTAAAGCATTGCAGGTGTATACATGGAATTAAAATTAATTTTAAATTGGATTCTAGAGCTATTTAGAAAAAGATATAAAATTACTGTTTCTTTTAATAAAGAATATGGTGATTCAGATGATCGAAGTTATATATCAAAAAAAATAATTACACAAAAAGAAAATCATTTAAAGTTTCGCGATAAAAATAATAAATTAATTGAGTACAGAAGTGCAGGTGGACTTAACTATATTATTGAGGATGTCTAATGCAACAATTTTTATTAGCAATAATATTAACTTTAGGCTTTACATCTTATTATTTGTTTAATCAAAATAAAACTTTAACAGCAAATAACATTATTTTAGAAAATGCTATAGCTACACAAGAAGAAGCAATTAAATCAATGGAAGCAGACTTTGAATTACAAGCAGGTCAATTAAATCAATTAACTCTTAAAAGTCAAGCAGCTCAAAGAGAGTTAAATAGATATACACAGTTTATACAAAATTATGAATTAGCTGCAAAAATACTTGCAGACCCAGTAGAAATGGAAAGGAAGATAAATAATGGAACAAAACATATTATGGAAGACATCGAGAAACTTAGCAGTACAGTTGACTCTCTTGATGATGGTTTGCAGTTGCAGTCTAATTCCGACTAAACAAATAGAAGTTACAGCAAAACCTCTAGAAAGAAAGATAATTCAACCTGTCATGCCTAGAGAAATTGATTTGCAAGAACCTATGTGGATAGTTATTACACCAGATAATTGGGAAGACAAACTTGCAATGATAGAAGAACAAGAAGGCGAGCTTGTTTTTCTTGCTATGACTATACCTGATTACGAAGTCATGGCTTACAATATGCAAGAATTAAAGAGATATATAAATGAACTTAAAGAAGTTGTTGTGTATTATAAAACAGTTACTACAAATACAGAGGAATAAAGATATGAACATATCAAATGAAGGATTATCCTTAATTAAAAAATTTGAAGGTTGTGAGTTAAATTCTTACAAATGTGCAGCAGGTGTTCCAACCATAGGTTACGGCAGTACACATGGTATTGAAATGGGTATGTCTATATCTAGAGCTAGAGCAGAAGAACTACTATTAGAAGATATAGCTAAGTTTGAAGATCATGTTAATAACAATGTAAAAGTTCCTTTAAATCAAAATCAATTTGATGCAATGGTTTCATGGACATTTAATTTAGGTGGAGGCAACTTAAAAAGTTCTACACTTTTAAAAGTCTTAAATGGTAGTGATTACACAGATGTACCTAATCAAATTAAACGCTGGAATAAAGCCAATGGCAAAGTATTAGAAGGTCTTATAAGACGTAGAGAAGCAGAAGCTTTATTGTTTGAAGGCAAGGAATGGCACGAGGTTTAATTAATGCCATTAGCCAAATATGTATTTAAACCAGGAATAAATAAAGAAGGTACTAATTATAGTAACGAAGGTGGCTGGTTTGATGCAGACAAAGTTAGATTTAGAAAAGGTAGACCTGAAAGAATAGGTGGTTGGAATAAATATACAGATGATAGTTTTATAGGCACTTGTAGAAAACTTAATGTATATAGAGCAGCTAGTGGTACTAACTATATTAATGCTGGTACTCATCAAAAACTTTATATAGTACAAGGTAATGCTTTTTACGATATAACTCCTATTAGAGCTACTACAACTAATGGAATTACTTTTGCAGCAACAGATGGCAGTACAACAATTACAGCTACTGATAGTAATCATGGTGCAGTTATTGGTGATTTTGTTACTATTTCACAAGCTGTAAGTTTAGGCGGTAATATAACTGCTACTGTATTAAATAAAGAATATCAAATAACTGCAGTACCTACAGTAAATACTTATACTTTTACAGCTAGTGCAACAGCAAATAGTTCTGATACAGGTAATGGTGGTTCTGGTGTAGATGGTGCTTATCAAATTAATACAGGTTTAGATATTTATGTATCATCAACAGGTTGGGGATCAGGAACATGGGGAGCTTCTACATGGGGTTCAGCAACAACATTAAGTGTAACTAATCAATTGAGATTGTGGTCTTTAGATAATTTTGGTGATGATGCTGTATCAAATGTAAGAAATGGTGAAATATTTTATTGGGATGAGTCAGCAGGAAATAGTACAAGAGCAGTTAATATAAGCACTTTAGGTGGAGCAAGTAATGTTCCTACAGTAGCATTACAAGTTATGGTATCTGATGTTGATAAGCATGTTATTGCTTTTGGATGTAACCCAATAGGTTCTAGTACACTTGATCCTTTATTTGTAAGATTTTCAGATACAGAAAGTATTGCAGATTGGACTCCTACTGCAACAAATCAAGCTGGCGGTGTTCAATTATCAATGGGTTCTACAATAATAGGTGCATTAAGAACAAGACAAGAAATACTTATTTGGACAGATGCAGGAATAGTTTCTATGAGATTTGTAGGAGCACCATTTGTATTTTCATTTAATGAAGTAGCACATGGTCCATCTTTAATATCTCCTAATGCAGCAGTAAATGCTAATAACCAAGTTTATTTTATGGATAGAGGTGGATTTTATAGTTATTCAGGTAGTGCTCAAAGATTACCATGTACTGTATTAGATTATGTTTTAAGTGATATTAATGAAGGTCAATCATATAAAATATTTGGTGCAGTAAATGAAGGCACTAATGAAATAATGTGGTTTTATCCATCAACAGATAGTTTAGAAGTAGATAAATATGTAATGTACAACTATTTAGAAAATGTATGGTCTATTGGAACAACAACAGACAACTTTGTTAGAACTGCATGGAATGAAGCTTTAATATTAACTAATCCTATTGCATCAAGTAAAAATGATACTAGTAATATAAATTATTTATATAATCATGAAGTAGGACATAGTGATGATGGCAATGAGTTTTCTGCTTTTATAGAATCAAGTGATTTTGATCTAGACCCAGATGGTGAAAAGTTTATTGCAGTAAATAAAATAATACCTGATATACAATTTAGAGATCAACAAACAACTTCTGATTCAGTAACAATTACAATTAAAGGTAGAGATTATCCATTAGAAGATTTATCTACTTTATCTACAGTAGAGGTAACGCCAAATTCTACATTTACAAATACACGAGCAAGAAGCAGGCAATGTGCTATCAGAGTATCTAATTCATCTAATGATTATGGTTGGAGACTAGGTGATTTAAGATTAGATATAAGACCAGATGGTAAAAGATAATGGCAAATCCTAAATCAATAGCATTACCTTTAGCACAACAAGAATATAATTCCGCAGATGAAGCAGTTACAAGAAGAATTATAGAACAAGCTGTGCAAGATTTAGCTATAGAAATAAATAAATTACAAAAATTACAAGATGTCGTAGTAAGTAAAGGTTTAAAAAGACATCAATTTTTATTAATGGGAATGACTAATGGCGGATAGTTTAAAGGTATTAGGTCAATTAGACCCTGCTGCAACAACAACAACTACACTTTATACAGTTCCTGATATGACACAAACAACTGTTAGTTCTATAGTTGCAGCAAATAGAACAGGATCAGCTATAACATTTAGATTAAGTGTTCATGTAGCTGGAGCTTCTGCTGATGATAAACAATATTTATATTATGATAAATCAGTAGCAGCAAATGATTCATTAACTTTAGTAATTGGGATAACATTGAATCAAACAGATGTAGTAAAAGTTTATACTAGTGCAGTAGACATGAGTTTTAATATGTTTGGCTGTGAAACAAAAGAGGAAGACAGATAATGGACATTCAACAACAAACTAAAAATGTAGCAGCACAAGGTCGTTATGGCGATTCTATGCTTCTTCATGTAAATCCTGCTGAAGTAAAAGGACTAGCACAAGCTATGCCTATTACAGTTAATCCTGATACAGGACAACCTGAAGCTTTTTTACCTTTCTTAGCACCAATACTTGGGTCATTAGCTGGTAGTGCTTTATTTACAGGTGCTGGAGCTGGAGCATTAGGTGGTTTAATAGGTTCAAGTGGTCTATCTTCTTTAGCAGCAGGAGCTATAGGTTCAGGATTAGCACAAACAGCAGTAACAGGAGATGTTAAAAAAGGTTTAATGGCTGGTTTAACTGGTTATGGTGTTGGCTCTATGTTGCAAGGAGCAGCAGGAGCAGCAGGAGCAACTGAAGGAATTAAATCAAGTGTATTAGCTAATCCAGAAGCTACTATGGGATTAGATGCAATAGGAAGTCAAACACTTTCAAGTGTTGGCGAAGATGCTCTCGGTCAAGCATTAACTTCAGAAGCAGGAAAAAGTGCAATAAATGCAGCTGTTACAAATCCAAATAGTGCTATAACAAGTGCAAATAGTTTTTCTAATTTAGGTTCAGCAGTAGGTGATGGTCAAACACTTGCTCAAGGCGGAAGTAATTTAATGGCAGGTTTAATGAAACCTAGTGCATATATTCCAATGGGTGTTGGAATGGGTACTACAGGTATTATGGAATCACAAGAAGAATATGAGCGAATGTTAGCTCAAATGGACTTAGACGAAGAAGAACGCAAAAGAAAAATGTATGAAAAATATCCTGAACAGATACCAATGGCAGAAGGTGGTAGGACAGGATTTAGAAGAGGCGGAAACTTTGGTAATAATAACTTTGGAAGATTTCAAAATAGTTATGATAATGTTTCTGATATGTTTGATAACCTTCGCGGAAGAGGTGGTGGCGGTGGTCAATATAACCAAACTGGTACTGGTTATAATTATGGTGGTTATGGTGGTTATAATGCACCTATGGCTAGAAGAACTAGACAAATACCTGGCGGATTTATGCCAGGATTTATGCCAGAGTTTTCATATTTTGAAAGCATGAATCCTACAGCTACAGATATACAAGGAAGCAATCCTTATGCTACTCCTAATACTGGAATGGGAGGAATGTTTGGAGGAAGAGAAAGAAGAGGAGGAATGGGAGGAATATTTGGAGGAAGAAGAAGAGGCTATAATCCTCAACTTACACCACCACCACCTCAATTTGGTGGATATGGTAATCCATTTATGCAAACTCCTAGTTACAGAAGTTTTTATGGCAATCCACAAATGGGTGGAATGATTAATCCATATGCAAGATTTACACAACAACCTATACAACCATATTATGGTTATCAACCACCAGGTGATACTGGCGGTGGCGATGATACTGGTGGCGGTGGAAGCGGTACTGGTGGCGGTAGCGGTGATGGTACAGGCGGTGGTACAGGCGGTGGTGATGGTACAGGTGGTGAAACAGGAACACCAGGAACTGGAACACCAGGAACAGGAACAACTCCACCAGGAACAGGAACACCTCCTCCTTATGAAGTACCAGGTATGGGTAATTTTAAAGGTAATCCAGTAGTTACACCTCCTCCAGCAGATACACCTCCTGGAGCTACACCTCCAGCAACAGGTACACCTCCAGAAACAGGAACAACTCCGCCAACAGCAGGTGGACCACCTCCTGGTACTGGAAGACCACCACCTGATTATTATGAAGATGATGATTTTTTTGATAGACCAGGACAAGGTAGACCAGGACAAGGTAGACCACCAATGCCGCCATCAATAGGTAGACCAGGTGGAGGAGTTCCAGGTGGAACTCCAGGATTTTATGAAGGACCTGAGCCAATAGATACACAATTGCCAATTACAAGACCACCAGAAATAACAATACCTATTGAAGGTGGATCAGATGTAACAATACCTGGATTTACAATGCCAGGTTTTGGCGGTAAACCAATAGGTGGAGGATTTACTAATCCAATATTAGGTGGTAGCGATTTTTTACCTAAACCACCTCAAATAGGTGAATCAGTTAATGATGGTCCAGGTAGTGGAGGCATGGAAGACCCAAATCCTATATTTAAACCACCAGGTAGACCAGGACAACAACCAATATCAATCGGAGGTCCAGGCGGAGGTATAACTTCTATAGGACAAATACTTGATCCACGCGATCCTAATAATAGAGCAACAATAGGTCCAGATGGCAAACCTGTTCCTAAACCAGCAGAAATAGACTATGGCTATGGTCCAGGAATTAGACCAGGTGCACCATTATTAAATGAAATAGGTCCTATTGGCGGAAGTGATGAAATTAATCCTAATATTTCTGTTGGTTCTGGATTTTTTGATAATCCTATAATACCTAGAATGATTAATGAGAATCCAATACCATTTACACCACCAACTACAACACCAGGAAGTGGTGTTAAAGCACCTATGCCTGTAAATGATGGTCCTGGAAGCATGGGCAGACCTGTAGCTCCAATATTAGGTGGCAGAGACTTTTTACCTAAAGAACCTGATTTAACACCATTGATGCCAAAAGTAATTGATGATGGTAGACAACTGCCACCTGGAGTAGGTCCACAACCTATAGGTCAAGCACCACGAGGTCCTCAAACTGGTGGTATACCAGTAACAGGCGGTGGATCATTAAGTAGTGGCATAAAACAACCTATGCCTATGCCAATTCAAGGCGGCAGAATACCAGCACCTATACTAGGTGGTAGTGATTTCTTACCGCAACCTTCAGGTGATTTAAGACCAGTTCAACCGCCTCAAATAGGTGGTGGATTTATGCCACAGCCTGCACCACCTAGTGTACAACCTGTTCCATCAATAGGTTTTACACCACCAGCACCAACAGTTGGTACAGGTAATAACAGCATAATAGGTAGACCACCTAGTCAAGCAACCTTTACACCGCCAAGTCCACCTCTTAATCAAGGAATTTCTGCAAGTAGACCTCAACCATTTATGCCACAACAAAATCAGTTTGGGCAATTTCTTGCAGGTGGCGGAGAAACAGAACTACCTAATGAAGGTTTAAAAGCTTTAGCTCAAACAGAAAAAGGTAAAGAAGCTGTAGAAGCAATGGGTTATCAAGAAGGTGGTCAAACAGATATGATGCAAGTAATAAACGATCCTATAACACAACAATTATCTGCATTTTTATTAGGTAGAAGCGATGACTCAAATATAATAGACCAGTTTATTAATAAATATGGTCCTGAATTATTTGAACAAATAAGAAATATGGTTTTATCTCAAGCATCAGGAAATCCTAATGTACAAACACAAGGTCAAATACAAGGTAATGGCAATAGCGGAATGGCTGATGACATACCAGGCATTATAGGTGATCAAGAAAAAATAGCTGTATCTCAAGATGAATTTATAGTACCAGCAGATGTTGTATCTATGTTAGGTGATGGCAGTTCAGACGCAGGTTCTAAACAGCTATACAATATGATGGATAGAGTTAGACAAGCAAAAACTGGAGGAACAACACAAGCTCCTCGAATAAATCCAAATAAGGTAATGCCAGCATGAATCAAGTAGCAGAAAAAACACAAACAGAAACAGGTTATGACATTTCATTAGTTACTAGTGATAAATTAACTTTAGTTTGGGAAGATTGTGAAAAAATATTACAAAAATCATGCAAGCGTTCTTATGGAAGAGTTACAACACAAGATGTTTTTTATAATTGTTTAAATAATAGAACAAGTCTATGGATTATTTTTGATAAATCTAATCTTAATATTATAGGTGCAGCTATTACTCAAATTAATCAATATCCTACAGGCAAAAAAATGTTAAACATTGAGCATGTAGCTGGAACTAAAATGGATGAATGGGCAGATAGAGGTTTAGAGGTTATTTGTAGATGGGGAAAAGATAATCAATGTGAAGGAATTGAAGGTATAGGAAGAGCAGGTTTTTGGAACTGGATTAAAAAGAAACAAGACTGGAAAAAAACAGCAGTGTTTTTTGAATTTGAATTTGAGGATAAATAATGAGATATTTTAAAGGTGGAGGTTCATCTGCACCAACAGAAACAACAGTTACTAATACTGATCTTCCAGAATATGTTCAACCCTATTTTGAAAGGATTTTAAAAAGAGGTGAAGCTGAATCTAATCAACCATATACTCCTTATGAAGGTCAAAGATTAGCTTATTTCTCTCCTGATGAAATGGCTGCACAAGGCATGACTAGAGGTTATGCACAATCAGGCACGCCTATAGAATATCAAATGGCTTCAGAAAGAGCTGCTATGTTAGGTGGACCATATGGTTCTGGTTATCAAGCAGATTTTTTAGGTAATACATATGATGCAGAAGGATATGGTTCTGGGTATCAAGCAGGATTAGTAGGTTCTGGATATCAAGCAGGACAACAGGGACAAGGTTACGATGGACAAATTTATCAACCAGGATATCAAGCAGGTTTAGTAGGCTCTGGTTATCAGGCAGGACAACAAGGACAAGGCTATCAAGCACAAGGGTATCAACCTGGTTATCAAGCTGGATTTGCTGATTCTGGATATCAAGCTCGTGATTTAGGATTAGGATTTGGTGCACAAGGATTACAATCTGGATATCAAGCACAAGATAATTATTCTACATATGATCCACAATTAAGAGGTTCTCAATATCAAGCAGCAGGTGTAGGTGAGTCTTATCAACCACTATCTTATGAAGAAAATATAGATAGGTTTATGTCCCCATATCAGCAAAATGTAACTGATATACAAAAACGAGAAGCTACACGACAATCAGAAATGATGGGTGATAAAACTGCTGATGCAGCAACTATGTCTGGTGGTTTGGGTGGATATCGTGAAGCTATTATGCAAGCAGAAAGAGAGCGTAATTTAGGACAACAGTTAGGTGATATACAAGCTAAAGGCAGTCAAGCAGCATTTCAATCAGCACAACAACAACTTGAAAGAGAAAGAGCTTCTGGTATGGGTGCAGCACAATTTGGGTTACAACAGTTTTCTGCTGGTGAACAAGCTAGACAGGCTCAAGAACAAATGGCACAACAAGCCTATCAAGCTGGTGAGTCTGCTAGACAAAAAGCTGCTGAAATGGGTATGTCTGCTAGACAACAAAATCAAGCATCTAGACAAGCTGAAGAACAATTTAGACAATCAGCGTTTGCTCAAACAGAAAAATCAAGAGAATCTCAAGAGAAATTTAGACAATCTGCATTTCAAGCAGGTGAATCAGCTAGACAAGAAGCTGCTAAATTAGGATTAAATGCTACACAACAAAATGAAGCTGCAAGACAAGCACAAGAAAAATTTGCACAAAGCAGTTATCAAATGGAAGAGTCTGCTTTCCAAAAACAAGCAGAAATAGATTTAGGAAGATACCAAGCAGGTGAGCAAGCTAGGCAAGAAGCTTCTAAGTTAGGACTTACTGCTGCTCAACAGAACGAAGCAGCTAGACAGGCAGAAGAAAAATTCTCACAAAGTGGATTCCAATTAACAGAAGGTTCTTTTCAAAACCAAGCAGAGATAGATTTAAAAAGATATCAAGCTGGAGAACAAGCAAAACAAGCAGCATCAAAACTTGGTCTTACAGCAGCACAGCAAAACGAAGCAGCCAGACAAGCACAAGAAAAGTTTATGCAAAGTGCATACGCTCAATCAGAAAAATCATTTCAAGAACAAGGCAAACAAGATATTGCTGCATATCAAGCTAGAGAAGCTGCTAGGCAAGCTCAAGAAAAGTTTGGACAATCAGCTTATGATATGTCACAGCGTTATGGTTTAGCTTCTATAGATGCTCTTAGAGGTGTTGGTGGTGATATACAAAGTGATGTAAGAGATCGTATAAATGCATTACAAGGTATAGGTTCACAACAAAGAGCAATGCAACAAGCATCTATGGATATGGGATATCAAGACTTTTTAAGACAACAAGGATATTCAATGCAACAAATTAGCCAAATGGCTGGGTTGTTAAGAGGAGTTCCTGTTCAACCAAATCAACAAGTAAGCACATATCAACAACAACCAGGATTATTCCAACAAGGAATAGGACTTGGATTAGGTGGTTTAGGTTTATATAGAGGTACACAATAATGGCAAATCCAATGGAAATATTTCAACAATTAGAATACATTCCAGATGAACAATTAGTTGAATATATTAATGATCCAAACTCTCAAATACCAAAATATGCTGCTTTAGATGAAATACAAAAAAGAACTAATACTAGAAAATCAATAGATGCATCAGGACCAAAACCAGAAGTAACAGTGGCTGATGAAGTTGTGCAAGAGTTTGTAGCTACATCACCAGGTCTTACAGGAGCTATGACTCAAACATCAGGTGGCAACCTTTCCACGCCTGGTGCAGAGAGTAACATGGCTCCGCCTTTAGGTTTAGGTGGAGGTATGCCTATGCAAACAGCAGCAACTGGAGGTTTAACTGGTTATGCTAATGGTGGTAGAACAGGATATTTACAAGGTGGAGGAACAGGAGGTCCTGATTTATCTGCAACAGGTATAGGAAGTCTTAGTATACCTCCACAATTATTAACTCAAGCAAATAGTTTAGGAATTAATACTGCAAATATGAATTTAAATCAAATTATGCAAGCTATTGCTGACACAAATTTACCTGATATTACTAATAGTGGATTACCTATTAATAGTGGACTACCTGCTTCTGCAAATATAAGTTCAGCTCCTCTACCACAAACTATTCCTCAAGATACTACTAATACTGCAGCACAAGATGTTTTAAATTTATTACCTAATATTAATATGGGTAGTATTCCTGATATTCAATATCAAGCAGTTAATATTCCAGAGTCTTATTTAACTCCAACACCTGGATTAACAGATGCTGTTAAAAACTTTAAATTACCAGAATTAGATTTAGAAACACCATCTGATATAGATAGACAAAATGAATTAAATGTTCATGCATTAGGAACAATGGCTAAAGCTTTTGGAACTGCAAAAAATTTAGGTGAAGCTGGAGCTGCATTAGGTGAAGGTGCTTTAGGATTATCACAAATTAAAAAAGCACAAAGAGATGCAGCTAATAAAGTAATACAAGCACAAAGAGATTCTGCTTTACAAAATTTTCAAGTTGATAACACAATATCAGAGTTAGAAGCTGGTGTTAGACAAGAACAATTTAATAAAGATAAAGCAATTACCGAGATTAAAACTGCTAATAGTAGAGGTGAACTTGAAGCAGCTTTAAACTTAACTAAATATAGAAATGAACTTAAAGGTGCAGAATATTTAATGGCTAAAAATTTAGTTAATATGGAAATAGTTAAAGATCAAATTGCAGCAACAAATAATAAAACAGCTGGAACTCTTTATGCATCTATTTCAAATGAATTATCAGGTATGGATATTTCAAATTTTGATCTTTTTGATGAAAACACTGGAAAACCTAATGAGAAAGGACAAAGATATATAATGTTATCTAACAATCTAAATGCTTTATTAAAACAATTATATGCAAGTCAAGGTATTGTACTTGATGAAAGTAATCCATATCCAGGAATGTAAATGGCTGAATATAAGCTACCAGATGGAAAAATTCTTAATGTTGATGATAATGCAACACAAGAAGATTTAGTACAACTACAAGGTAGGTTAGCAGAATTATATCCAGAACATTACTCTCCTTACAAAGAAGAAATAGAACAAACTTTTGGTGGGCATACTAGAGAAATTTTACGAGGTTTACCAGCAGGTATTGTTGATACAACTCTTTCAAGTGCTCAAGGTATATCCGAATACTTTGATGATGGCAATGATAACAAACTAACAGAAGGCATTAGAGGTATTAGAAAATATTACTCTGAAAGTGATCTTTATAAACCTGCTGAAGGATATGAAGATGCTTACTCAACTATGTTTGGTAAAGGTCTTGGTTCTATGACTTCTCTTATTGGTGCTGGAATGGTAAATCCAGGTCTAGCATATACAATGGCAGCAGGTTTAGGTGTAGACCAACAAGCAGATAATATAAAAAGAACAAGAGAAGCTGGTAAAGAAGTTTCTGCTTTTCAAGAATTTGGAGCAGAAACATTATCTATACCTGTAGGTGTATCAGAAATGCTTAATCCTGCAAGATTATTAAGATTTTTAAAAAAAGATAATCCTGTTACACCAGGAATTAAAAATAAACTTATGTCAGCTTTTAAAACAGGTGGATTAGAAGCAGCACAAGAAGCAGGTGCAGGTATAGCACAAAATATTATATCATCAGGTGGACCTTTTGGATTTACTGATGGTGTATATGATGCAGAAATTCCTCTGACAGAATCTTCTCTTGATGATGCTACAGTTGGTTTTGGTGTAGGTGCTGCTGCTGATCTTATTTTTAAATCATTTGGTGGAAGAAGAAATGTTGGAAATGTTTACAATCAAGAACAAGCTGAACAACAAGATAAACAATTACAACAACAAGATGAAATAATAAAAGAAAGAGTTATATTAGCTTCACAACAAGGAGATCAAGTTATTGATCCTGAATTAATTACTAATGAAACATCATTTGGTATAAATCAAGAAGAAATTGTAGAAGGTGAAATAATAGAACCTCCTATATTAGAAACATATAAATTTGTTCCAAACGAAGATGGATCAGTTAATATTCTTGGTAATACTACAGGAGAAAGTATTGGTGTACTTCCTGATATAGAACAAGCAGGTAAATTTGCCACAGAAACAACTAAACAAAAAAGAAATGAATTTATAGTAAGCTCTGCTTTACAAGCCTCATCTATTAATGGATTACTTGGCAATGGTACAGCTACAAGAATAGGACAAAAAATATATGATCCTATGAACAATTTTTTAGATGCAAAAGCTATGGCTAATTTTGATTCTAAAATAAGTGAAAAAAGACAAAGACTAGCTAAAGTAGAAGAAGAGATAGCACAAAATGAAGCTGAAGGTGTTAATAAATTAGTAAATAGTTTAATGGAAAATACAGATACAACTGGATTATCTATAGAAGAATTAGGTGAATTAAAATTAGATTTAGAAACTAAACTTTCTAATATACCTGGTGCATATCCAATAAAAGGAAACAAAGTAGACCCATCAAGTACATTGGGTTTATTTTGGAAGTCAGCAGAAAAAAAAGGAATTGGTAAAAAAAGTTTTTATACAATAAATGAAGCTAAAAAATTATTAAATGCAAATGACTTTAATGCATTTATGTCAGAAAAAGCTGCTATTCAATTTAAAAAAGTAGAAGCTACAGATCAATTAGAAGCAGTTGCAAGAATTAAAGGTAAAGTAGATACATCTGAAGCACAGATTAATAAAACTTTTAAATCAAAAAACATTGATGTTGATTACAATAGTCCTGCATTTGAATATCTTGCAGAACAATTTACTGGTGCAAAAAAACTTAACTCAATGAGTAAAGGTCAAAAAGAAATGTTGATTGCACAGGTAAAAAGTTTACCTAGATTTAATGTTAAAACAAAACTTCCTAATTATGCTCCAAGACCATACACAGCAAATCAATTAAATAATTTTTATAATCAATTTGAAGGTCAAAAATTTACTAACAATGATATAAAACTTGGTATTAAAAATAATCAAACAGGTGGTAATCTTACACCAAAACAAATCAATCAATTTAAAACAGATTTATTAGATAGTGGTCGTGCCGATAAAACAAAAGGCAGATTAACTATGACTAATAATTTTAGAACTCAACAAGCTCTTAAGGCTGAAAGTTTTATAAATGAAACAAAAAATGAATTTGCAGAAAGATTACAAAGAACTACTACATTATTACCAGAAGAAATTAATGCTGTTGTTGAAGGAGATGGTATATATGAACAAGGTGTTATAAATGCTGAAGATGTTTTAAAACTTCCTTCTCCTATAGCAGAAGAAAAATATTTACAATTTTTACCTGCTCTTAAAGAAAGATTAAATTCTTATGGTTTAAAAGATGTAGGTATTCGTTTTGATAATGCTTTAAAAGCTTCATTAAATATTAGACAAAAAGATGGTAAAACTTTTTATAAACCTACAGATAAAAGTGCTGATGCTTTATATGATAGACCTTTAAAAACTATTATTGCTTCAATGGAAAGAGTTGATTCAACAGGCACACTAACAGAAACTGAATTAGAAGCAAAGCTAACAAACATTTTAGATCACGAAACAGTACATGCATTAGTACAAATGAATTTGCTTAAACAAAGTGAGTTTCAATTATTGATAAAAGAAGCAAATAAAAGGATACCAAAAAGACAACTTGATTCAATTAAAAATAGATATGCAGATTTAACAGAGCTACAAATTAATGAAGAATTAGTTGCTGAATTATTTAGATTACATAGAAACAATCCTCAGTTATTAGCACCTAAACCTAAAACTATAATAGATAAAATTATTAAATTTTTTACTAATACTATACAAACAATATATGACTCTGCATTTACTAGTCCTAGAACTATATTAAAAGATATAGAAAGTGGAGTAATAGGTAGTAGAGAAAGAGGTGAAATTAGAAATTATAGAAACTTAGAAATTAGTGAACAAAATAAAAATACAGAAACTCCTTCAGCTAATGTAGAAGAATTAGCTAAATTAAGAGATAGACTTTATAGATTAGAATCTATCTATAATCAAGATTACGCAAGAATGAGTAATGCTAATGCTACTAAAAATCAAAAAGACAGATTTTTATTAGAAAGAAAAATAGAAGAATTAGAAAAAGAATCTCCTTCATTTAACAAACCAACAGAATTTGAATTAGCTGGATTGAAAAAGTTTAGAAAAGGTATGATGGCTAGCATTGCAGATGGTGTTCAAGAAATGCAAAAAGTTAGATTGCAATATATAAAAGATGGTGTATTTGGTCCATTTAGAGTTGGTCGTAGATTTATTACAAAACAATTTGGTGCAGATAGAATTTATGAAATTAAAGTACAAACAATTACTGGAAGTGGAAAAAACACACCTTATTATCCAGTAATTAAAGTAGAAATGGTTGGTGGAAAAACTGATCGCACAAATGAATTTAGTCCAAAAATTGGTGATGAATCAACAATGGTAGTTCGTTTCATGGATGAAAGAAAAGCAAACAGTTTGCTTGATTTAATAGAAAATGATCCAAATTATATAAAATTTTATGATGGTCCAAAAGAAATAGAAGAAACTCCTTCATATAATAGAGCAGGTTTATTACCTAAAGAACTTTTATATGCTGGTCAGTTAGAAGAACAAGTATATAAAACATGGCGTGATAATAATAAAAATCCTAAAGCAGAAGACTTTAAAGCATTACATAAAATATTAGCACCGCAGTCTAAAAGAAAACATGATTTTGTAGATTACTCTGAATTAAAATCAGATGTAAAAAAAGCTGCTGAAATAGGAATAGATTCTAAGTGGTATGAAAAATGGGGTACAAACATTCCTAATATTATAGGCTCTGCAAACATGCGTGAGTTTTCAGGTATATTTGGAATTACTTCTGCACAAGCAACACCTGAAAAAAATCTACAAGATACATTTAGAACAATGATTATTGCTAGAAAATATAATCCTGAAACACAACGCAAAAAATTTATAACAGAATTAAGAAGAGCTGGTGTAGGTAAGTCAGCAAAAGCTAGAGCAGAAGCTATAGCAAATTTTTATAAACTAGGAATTTTTGCTAGAGAAGGTTCTTCTCAAAAAACATTAACTTATGCATTAGAAGTATTAGCTGCATCTAATGGAGAATTTACACCATTTATGGTAGTTGATAGACATATGTTAAGAAAGTTTGGTTTAGATGCTAGCACAACAGCAGCAACTGAAATTGATTATAGAATGGTTCAAGCAATAAATGCTTTATTAGCTACTGAAAATTATACAGTTAATGGGCAACCAGTTAATTTTAATCCACCTCAAATACAAGCATTGTTATGGGGTCATCAAAGATATACAGGATCAACAGCAGCTAAAATTACAAACGAAGGCAGTTATGATTCTGCTTTACAATATTCTCAAAAAGAAGTAGCTGAATTAAAAGAAATGGAAAAAGCAGGTTCTTTTGATTTAGACAATCCTTTTTCTGGTAACTTTATAAGTCCTCCAAGATATACAAGTAATAAAAAAAGCGATATTTTTAACACTGATCTTGCAAAGAATATGTACGAGTCTATTCTTAATTCTGCACCACAAACTATTATTAGTTTTAAATTTGGTAAAACTAGAGGATATCTACCTCAACAATTACAAGAAGCAATACCTTTTGAAAGATGGATGCAGTATCAAAATAATGTATTAAAAGGAATTACTTCTGGAGGCAAAATAAAATTTTTGCGTACTTTAGGTATACCACATGATGTATCTATTTCAGCAGCAACATGGGAAGGAGAAGTTAATCCAACTGTAATATTAAAACTACCTGGAGCTGATCCACAAACACAAAAAGCTGTAGCTGCTGTATTTACAGATGCATTTATGCAAGATGCTTCTATAGTTGCAATGCCTCAAGAAAAAGGTACATCTAAAACTTCTTTACTTATTACTAAAATAGATAATGATAAATTTAGTAAAGCAGAAATAGACAATGTACAAACGCGACTTTCACAATTAGTAAGAGATAATAAACCTTTAGACTTTATGGTTTCTGCTACAAACAAAACTGGTATAATTTTAACTGACCCTAAACAATATAGTGGTGATCCCTATACTGTTAAAGACTTAAATGATTTTATACAATTAGTAAAACCTGCATTATTAACATCAGGATTAGGATTAGAAAAATATGGACAAAAATCAGAACTCATTAGATATGGAAGAGACACAAGCGAATCCGCAGGAACTAGAGGAGCTCTTAGACAACTTGGGAATAAAGTCGGTTTCACCAACACATCCGATCTACAACGAGCAGCCATTCGTGACCTTTATATCCCCACCTTCGAAGAATACAAAAATTTAGCTAATGAGATTGGTTTTGAAATAAAATCTACACCACCTTATCTAGAAGAAGATTCAGCACTTAGTGGTATTTTAGATTTTAATGCAGAAGAAATAGCTAAAGTAGAAGCTATAAGAAATAAAGATATAGAAGATACAGCTAGAGGAATGATTCCTAAGTATGGTATTAATGCAAGTCCTATTGCATTAAAAATAGCTTTTGATTTTGAAAATGAAATAGAGACTTTAACACCTAAAGAAACTCCATCTTATTCTAGAAAAGATGCAAAAGTGCCAGATAAATATAAAGATATAGTTGATGATCTTGGTGGTGCAAATAAACCAGATAAAAGTTTTTCTGATACATTAATAGATGTTACAGATTTTACTGAAGATGCAGGAAGTTTTTTATCTAGAATGAGACAAGCTATTGTAGACAATCTTGCTATAGTAGAAAAAGGAACTCAAAAAGCTGCAAGTTTAAATGAAGAGGTAAGAGAAAGACAACAATCAGCAGAAACAGGTGCGTTGCAAGCTTTACGATTTGCAGGGCAATCAAGAGGCTTATTTTCTAAAATGTTAACAGTAGGTATTCCTGTATATCAAGATGGAGGAACTGTTGTTGTTCCATTTAAACATGGTGGATTAATACAAATATTTGCACCATTATGGGAAAATTCAGCAATAGATTTAGAATCAATTTATAAATTATATTCTATTGGTCAAAGGTCAACAAGATTAAATAAAGAAGGAAAATTAGTTCCTTTAACTAAAGAACAAATAAAATTAGTAGAAGATATTGAAGCTGATTATAAAGTTGTTGTAGAAGTTTATAATCAATATCAAGAATTTAATAATGCTTTATTAGATTATGCTAAAGCTTCTGGCATTTTAGGTGGAACTACATTAGTTGAAGATAGTACAGGAAGTGTTGAAGTTGGAAAACAAAATGGTAAAAAAGATGGAAAAAAATATATCTTAAAAGATACAGTTGAATTATGGAAAGAAAATTCAGACTATTATCCATTTTATAGACAAATGTCAGATGAAAATATTGGTGGTCCAAAAGTTGCATCAGGTTTTTTAGGACCAAATCCATTATCTTTTAAATTAAAAGGAAGCGAAGAAGCTATAGAGCCAGCACCATTAGAAGTTATTTCAAGAAATATGATTTCTATTATGTATTCTTCAATGAAGAATCAAGGACTAGCACGTTTAATGGAAGAGTATGAACTTGCTGAAATGGCAGTTAAAATTTTACCAACAGAAGCTCAAGGAACAAATGTTATACCAGTATATATTAATGGTCAAAAACAATTCTATAGAGTAGCAGACCCATTACTTGTGTTTGGATTACAGTCTATGGGTTTAAATGATGTAGAAGGATTTACAAAAATTCTTGGTGTTCCATCATCAATATTAAGAGAAACTGTAACTCGTGATCCTGGTTTTATATTAAAAAATATGTTGCGAGACACTCTTTCTGCTGCTGTTACTAGTGATGCAAATATTACTCCATTTGTTGATACATTTAAAAACTTTAATGCAGATTTAACAGAATTAGAAAATAGAGGAATTATAGGTGGGTATGATGCAGCAAATGATAGACAAGGTATTGTTAAACAAATTAATAAACTTTTAAAAGAAGAAGGCAGACAAGAAGATGGAGGACTATCAACAATAGATAGTATTGTAAAAATTTGGGATTGGCTAGGAAGTCAAACAACAAAATCAGATGGAGCAACAAGAAAAGCTGTAGCCGATAAAATATATGAGTTGACTGGCAGTAATGTAGAAGCATCTTATCAAGGTTTAGAAATAATAAACTTTAATAGAAGAGGTGGTTCTCCTATTGTAAAACTTATTACTACAGGAATACCTTTTTTAAATGCAAGAATACAAGGTTTGGATGTTTTATATAGATCACATACTGGTAAGTATTCTGCAAGTATTAGCAAAGAAAATTTAGATAAATCTGCTGAAGAAATAGCAATGGGTATTAGAAAAAGAGCAATGACTCGTGGATTAATGTTGACATTTATTACTGGTTTATATTATTTATTAGTGGGAGATGACGAACAATACAGAGGCAGAAGAGTAGAAGAAAGAGATGATAACTGGTTAATATTCTTTGGAGAAGGTGTAGAGCCTTTAAAAATTCCAGTTCCATTTGAAGTAGGTTTTATATATAAAACTGTTCCTGAAAGAGCTTTTGATTTAGCTTTTGGAAGAAGTAATATAAATGACACAACAAAATCTATAAAAAGAGGGGTAGTAAATACCCTTAAAGTAGACCCATTAGGTTTTCAATTAGTTAAACCTCTTACAGAAGTGATAAATAATAAAAGCACATATACAGGAAATGCAATTATTCCTTATTACATGGAAAAAGGTTTAGACCCACAAGAACAAGTCACCATGAATACTACAGAATTAGCAAGAGGTATTGGTAAAGCGTTAAACATATCTCCTATGAAGATAGATTATCTTATGAAAGGCTATGGTGGAACTTTAGGGACTTATCTACTTACTATGGGTGATTTAGCTGTCAGACAGGTTACAGGAAGAGATTATGTTACTCCTAGGCTAAGTAGTATGCCTTTTGTTAGAAGTCTATTTGCATCTCCTTATGGTGGTGGTTTTCAACAACAGTTTTATGAGTTAAGAGCAGTCAGCAATAGATATCAACAAACTTTAAATAAACTTAAAACTGATGGAAGAATGGATGAATACAATGCTTACAGACAAAACAATAAAGGTTTAGCACAAACAAGAAAATCAGTGTTAAAACTTGAAAAGTTTTTAGCAGATTATAGAAAAAAGAAAAAAAAGATAGAGTTACATCCAACAATGTCAGGAAAACAAAAGAGAATAGCGTTAGATCAATTAGAAAGAAATAGAGACATGAGATTATCAGTTGTGCCTAAGATGATTGAAAGAGCAGATATACCATCTTATGGACAAAATTTATTTAGAAACTAGATACATTATCTAAAACCTGTATATCCTTCTCTTCTTTCAAAGGTTTTAATCTAAAGAAGTCTTTGTGTTGTGGATGTCTAGCATGGAACAAACGAGCATAAAAACAAATGTGATCATTGCTTATCTTAAACTCACCACCTTTAGTCTCTATCTCACTATGCCAACGAATACGATTTATGATCGCCCAATGAGAGTAATGCTCTCTACCTGATTTGATAGCCTCTAAAGTATAAGATTCAAACCTTTCCCACACTTCAGGATTTTTCTTATGCCACTCCCACCATTTTCTTTTTCTCTTTTCGAGATTGTCTTTTAATATATCTTTTAACATCTTTTTCCTCCCTGGAATAACAATATACTGGTAAATATTTATTTAGCTGCGATCCAGAGCTGCGATTACCAATTCACATCTAGGATTATCTTTCTCCACTCCGCCAAACCTATAAACTACTTCAACCACTTGTTTAAAACTATCATCCTCAATTATCTCCGCCTTAACTAAAGCATCGCAAGTAAACTTATCTATGATTGAACATGGATTACTTATATCTAATCTCCTATTACTTCTAGCGTAATAGGTGTACTCCAATGAGACTGGCTCACTAAAGCTAGGAAAGTTTGTTAGCCTAGGTAGTAATTCATCTGTGTAGTTCTTCTTGGCACTTGATAGTATTCTGTAATGAGCATTACGATAGTTGTTTAAGTTTAAAATAAACTTCTTATTCTTAGAGTAATAAACCTCTAATGGTAGTTCAATACCAAAACCTATAGCTTTCTTCATATACTAAAGTAATCAGCATCATCCTTTTTTTTCAATTCTAGCCTGTTGCAAAACAAACTATCCTCTACATCTTTTGTCATTTCTTTCAACCAAATGATCTGCTCTTCTTGTTTCTTTATCTTTTTCTCTAACTCTTCTTTATTCATTTAATAACTCCTCTACTAATTCTAGTAATTCTTTTTCTGTTCCATATTCTTTTTCAAACCTTCGCTTCCAAGGATGCCTACTAATAGGCTCTTGATCTCTGCCACCTCTATGATGTTCATAACATAAAGGCAGAACCTTAAAGTGTGATTCTAATTTAGTCTTGCCTTGAGTATGATGGATTTCAGCAGGGACTATACCCAAACCTTTATTCCTACAAACAATGCAACCCAGTTGACTTACATTGTCCATATGCTTAGATTCATTTTTTGTTGGACTTCTTCCTTTTATCGCCATCTTTCTTCTTCTTTCCAAATATTTCTTCAAAGTTCTTATCAAACCTATCCTTATCATAAGGCTTCTGAATACTGCCTTTCCCCCCATGCCATTTAGCCATTAGTTCTCCTTAACTCTTCTGCATGTAGATTAATTAACTGCTTACAAATTTCACCTGTTGTAACTCTTCTGCCTGCTTGCTCAGAATAATAATTCCTAATTGCAGTAAGATTTTGATTTGTTATTGGGTCAATTCTAAATTGAACCCCTTGGGTATTTTGCTTTTCTTTGTTAAATTTTAATTCCATTTTTTCTCCTTCATGTTTTTTTTGTGTAATTTATTTTCTGTTCTTTGAAAAGACCATTCTAAAAAGTTGTTCCAAAAATCAATGCACATTTTACTTAAATATTTTTTTATCATTACTGTCCCATATAAAACTTACTGTTGTCTTTCCATGACCATCATATTGAATCTTCCACACCTTAAAGGGACAAGCATTGAGCCAACTATAAAATTCTTTAGCCTTCTTGTTCACGCACCATACCTCTTACGCTCTTCCCTAGCATTAACCATCTTAGTACGCCATTCTTCAAACCCTACTTCTAAGGCTCTTAGTTGTACTTTAACTGCACTCAACTGACCTTTAGCTACTGCAACTGCTAATCGTGATTGATAGACCTCTGCTTGATTCTCAGCAAATGTATCTTGAGCGCTCGTTGTCTTTACACCCTCAGATAAAGCAACTGTTTTCCATAAGGCTAACACCCTTTTAACATCTGCTTCTGACTTTAGTAATTCATATTCAGCAGTCTGCATTACAGGTGCTACTTCCCTTATCTGATTCTGCCAACTTTCTACTTGTTCATCCATCAGCCTTTCCTCCAACCAACTACCAAGAAATCTATATCTTCAAAGTCTTCATCCTCTAAGACTTCATCAGGCAACCATTCAGATAGCTGTTGATGGGATTTACCTCCAAACCAAGCTAATCCCTGTTCACTTTGCAAAGGCTTCCAACCTTCTTTTCTAATATCTTTTATATCTAACGACATGCTAACTCCTTTCTCTAATTACTCTTCCACTAAAATATTGAATCTCAAACAATGAATTATCTTCATCTTTCTGCATATAGATATGTTTGATCTTGTTATCTAGTTCTTCTTGTTGTATTTCTTTCTTACGCTTTTCTACTGCTTTTTTATTTTGTGTCATACTAAACCCCCATTTGATTTTTGTAGTGTTCGTCTCTTTCTTCTTCTAATTTCTGAAACAAGTAATCCATAAGCATGGCATGGGGTGTTGTCCCCATACCATCTTTTACATCACCAATATCAGCAACCAATTTTCTGTACGCAACCATGAAGTCAAAAAATATATACTCGTCTATATTCTCTTCTAGCTCTTGTACCAGTTCCTTTCCATATGTGTAAACTTTTGCCATGATTAAAAAGGTATGTCTTCTTCGCCAAAAGTATCAGCATTATCATTCACGCTAACAACTGGTTCTGCTACTTGCTCAACCTGTGCCTGCTTAACCTCTAGTCTTGAATACTTATACTCGTTACCATTCTTTGATGTTCTATTCCACAACGCTTGTTTTAATATAACACCTCCATTCTCACCAAGATCGCCTGCCTTTACCTTCTTTACAAGTTCTTTCAGCATAGCTTTAGACATCTCAACCTCTCCTGTCCAATCAGGCTTTGTATCTTTGTCCTTAAATTTATTGGTGAAAATTGCACCATCACATTTCATTTCATTATTATCCATTGTTCTTTTCCTCCTCTAGGGTTTTAACAATAAGTTTTAGTTCTCCATCCAACGCTTCCTTAAGTTCAGGATAGCTTTCTCTTAAAATAGTTAAGTCCTTAGTATTACTCTTGTAATAAGATGTCATACCATCTTTGCTACTTTGCAACTTAGCTAATTTTAAAAAACTGTCTACAAAGGTGATCGCCCACGCTTTGTCTTTTTCAATCTTCTTAGGTTTTTCTGCTACAGGTTCAGCCTTAGTCTCTACTGGTACTTCTTCTTTATCAGAAGTAGGCACATCTTCACCTGCATAAATGTAATGACCAAGACCATACATAGCCATACACTTGACCAAACATCGCATCTTAGAATTGTTTACTTGGCTTGAGTTAGGATTTTGTATAGCATTGTTTCTATTATCCATAACACACAAAGTCATTTCTCTACTAAGATTATCTATAGAAATTCTACATCTAACTTCTGCTGTTCCATCAGGAAATTTGACATAAGGTACATCACTTTCGCCTTGATAGAATATGTAAGTAGCTTGCGGATAGTGTTCCATTAATACACCCCATCCCCATGCCCATGATAAATAAGATAGATTCATCTTCTTTTCTACCTTATCGCTACAATCTACCTTAGATAGATTGTCCCATACATCTTTGTATGTAATTTCTTTAGTTGGCATTTGCCACCTCCTTTTGTCCTTCTCTTATTTCATCAGCCCACCAGTCTTCAATAATGCATGTCAAAGATTCCCAACCTACACCCCAGTTAGCATCATGGTTTCGCTCTACACAATTTAATACTTCCATGCACTCATCATCAGTAAGTTTTAAGTTCCAGTCGTTATCATCAATAACACACCTAACATCTTCTATTGCCCATATAA